AAGAACCCACTTTAGGAAAAGGAATGCGAACTTTGTTTCGTAGGAACAAATACCAAGTTTATTTGGTAGATGAACATAAAACATCATGTAAATGCTCCAAGTGTGAAGGAGGGGTTTGCGAAAAGTTTATGGTGAGAGAAAATCCAAAACCCAAAAGAGATGGATTGCGTTTGGTTCATGGGCTACTACGCTGTAAGAGCGGTTGTGGTGCATGGAACAGAGACCGCAATGGTTCATCCAATATCTATAAAATAGCTTGTCAAGCAATCTCCAATTTGCCGAGACCGAGTTATTTATGTAGAACAACAAACAAGTAATCAAGGTTCTTTAACGAGTTCCTATAAACAAAATATACATAAGGTTGTAAAACCTAAACTTTGAATTATTTTTTTCGTATTTTTGTGCGGATTTAAATCTTCAAAGGTGTATATTATGGAAAAGTATATTAATATTGTTCAATTTTTTTGCATCGTCATACAACAAAAGTAATATAATTGCGTGCGTATGCCATGTCGCCGGACGAGAGCTGTCGCAACGCAAGTGTTTTTAGACTAGGGACCTCGCTTATGCGAGACGCGATCATTTGTCCAAGAGTGTCGAGCATATGTTGTAGTGTGTCACGTTCTTGTATTTCAATACTTATTTGTTCTGCTTCTTCGCGGGTTATCCTTCTCTGTCGAGTAAGAGGAGGTGGATGTGGTGGTGGGGTGCTCATTATAGCCCAGTGCGGGTTGAAGTTTCCTTGAGTAGTCATAATAATAATATATTGTAGAAAAGTATATTATTATTCATTCATTTTTTTCTCATCTATTTGATGTTTCGTCTTTTTGATTTGTTCTTGTATAATTTGTCGTATTTTGTCATCGAGGTAGTTCACCTTCTCCTTCAACACTTTATTCTCATTGAACAGATTGTTTATGATTGCATTGAGCTCGTTTATTTTTTGTTCGCCATTCATATTGTTAAAGTTTCTTTGACGGTCTTCTTGCTCTTTGGCCCGCTTGGCTTGGATCTCGTTAATTTGTCTCATGACGTCGGGTTTATTTTCAATCTTCCCAGGCTCGTATGTTTGTAATATCTTGTCGATATCCTCCATGTAAAACGCCTTCAGTTCGGGCTCTTTAATGAAATCGTCCACCGTCTTTTCGGACGGAACGACAAATTGATTCGGTGCGTCCTTCAATGCCAGTTTTTTATCAAACGAATTGTGTTCGTGCGAAAACACCAGAATCGTTTTGGTCGTCTCCAGCTGAACAAACGGGATCGTATACGCCTTCAAAAAGTCACGCTCTTCGGCCAGACACGCAGTCTCGTTGTATTTTGTCTGCTTCAGCAATTCTCGTTTGAATGCAAACGTCGCGGCCGTCGCGTGCGTAGGCGAATAAGGTCCAAATTTATACAGTTTGTTGATGTGTTTAAAATAGAGGTGCATCTCGCTCGACCCTGCACACAGCGCGGACGGCGATCTTTTCAAGACGTCTACGGCATGGCTCACCCTCTCGGGGGGATAATAATCGTCGTCGTCCATGTAAACGATTACTTCGCCTGTGCTTTTCTCGTGGGAAAGATTCCGCTTCTTCCCCAACGTCAGCTTCTCGTCGTATTTGAAATATTTCACCTGAGGAATGTGCGCAACTAGGTCTTCGATCTTGTCGGTCCCGTCGTCGATGATGATCCACTCCATTCGGTCCTTTGGATACGTTTGGTGCTCGAAGCATTTGATTATGTAGGGAATGAACGGTCGTCTGTTGAACGTCGGCGTGCAGATGCTCACAAACGGGTATTTTGATATTTTGACCTTCTTTGTTTTCATGTAAGTATACTCTTACTCTTCACTTGTTTATATCAAAACTTGGTAAACTTATATTTCACATTATTCTACCAAGTTTTTTGAGGTCGCTGACCAATTTTTTCCCCCCGTTTTGTCTTGGAAACAAATATTGGGGATGCATCAAATTATACCAAAGGCCTTTGCCCTCCGGTTTCCCGTCTACCTTTGCCCGACACTTGGCCTTTGTTGCCTGTGCGTCGCTCACGAGTGCGGACAAATAGTTTTGGGTTTCCGGTTTGAACACATCTATCGTAACAACGCCCCATATAATCAACACCGCAATCACGATAGACCATATACCCTCAACGGTTCCCATTCGCGAAAATGCGCTTATGGTAACGATGAAACTGATGATCGACATGATTGCGACTTTGTAGTATTTAAATAAACGAGCAATTATTGTCCCGGCGGACACTTTTGTCGACGAGTCTGTCATTTCCCCTTTATACGATAAACCTGAACATATAGTCACGACAAACGTAACAAACGGTAAAACTGCGACGAGCGGGAATGCGAATATGACCAAAATGATACCAATTGTGAGAAACACCGATGTTAGCCACAAGGAAAACATAAACTGACCGGGTTCACCAAACGTAACCGGTTTCCAGTCGGGCTTCATTGCATCATTTGTGTTTTTGTTCCTCTGGAAAAAGAGGCCCATGTTCGATATCCACAAATACATCAAGTAGATGTTGTCCATGATTAATATCACATTTGATGCAAACGCCATCAACAACGGGCCCAACAAAACAATGATCGATTCGGGAATATGTTCGTTCATCATCGACAACACCGAATTGAAAGATGCGTTGTTGAAACTCATTAAACTTTCGACAATCGAGACAAAATAATTGGACAGGAAGTTCGTATCGGGTTGATTCTTAAAGTTGCGCAGCGTATCCAGAAAAATATTCTTTTTGTTTGCATCATCGTACGGGAAGTTGATCTTCATAGACTGTTGCGATTCCGCAAACATGGACGTTTTGAAAATATTAGAAGTTACCGGTTTTATAGAAGGGATGTCATCCGTGTAAGGATAACAATTCATGTCGGTAGGCAGTATGTTTGATTGAGCCAATTTGCACGCGTATAATACAAGTCCCCCCGATGCAAAGTAGATCAAGACAACTATGGTCAAGAATATGAATAATTTAAGGAAACTCACAATACCAGTTATATTTGTTTTTTTAGGGACTTCTTTTTTTTCATCCAATTCTGGTGTCGAAGACATTACTTATACATTATTGAGATTAAAAAAAACACAACTCTTTGCTCTAAATAAAATATTTCCCAATTGTATATGAAAAATCTCTACATCATCATTGTTGCATTTGTTTTGTTTATCATTTTCATTTCCACGTTTAAATTTGCGGAGGGGTTCTCACCAGGCAATACCAACACGGTGAATCTGCCGTTGACGACGACCTACAGTTGTAAAAACTTTTGTGGTCCCACGGCGCGTTGTTCGATCACGGGACAACAATGCTTCGCGGACATCGATTGTCCTGGTTGCCAGCCGTATGTGCCGCCGTTAACGCCCGAACAAAGTGCGGTGATTCCGGGGGACAACGATGCCGGTAATATGACCGCTGGGTTAACGCCCAATTACTCATCATTGACGAGTGACATTGGAACTCGAGCAGCGATTGCCGACTTTGGCACCAACGTATGGAGATCATCCTTCAACGAAAGCAGCAGCGAATTCAATAAGCGATACAAACCGGAGGATGCCACAAAATATCCGGAACGTTACACGCTGACGGGCGAATTTGTAGACGACGGTCCGTTTCCGTCAAATTCGTAAAAAATTGAATTCGTTTTTATTATTATTTATTGTAGAAATAATAATAAAATGTCGTTTGAACAAGAAGCAACGTCGTTGGAACAAGAATCAATGTCGTTGGAACAAGAATTAGAATGCGTCGTGAAAAAGGCTAAGAACGCGACGACAGGGCTGATCGAGCGCGAGAGGGCCAACCAACAAAGTAAATTTGAACTAGTAGAGAAAAATATGGGGGATATTCAAGATTACTTCGACTCGTGCAGTAAATTTGACCGCATCGTTCAAACCGCCGAAAAAAATGCGGAATATTACGACAAAAATATAAAATTTATACAACAAAAACTGCAATTTCAAAACATGGCAAATGGAGAGGAAAAGGACAAACTTGGGATAGAAATTAAACACAAAAATTCGTGTTTTCGATTAACGAAAAATTACTGCGCTACCGACGAAACAATCCACAATTTCATATACGCCGAAAAAAAAATATACATTCTTACCCCCGTCGATGATGTGGGCACCCTTCAATACTGCCCCACATTGGGATATAAACTTCAACTTGAACGGGCCATCCCAACTCAAATACAGTCAATTTTCAATAATTTAACTGCGCTCTATGATTTGCGAAAAAGCGATGTTATCGACAAATGCATAAGCGATCTTTATTTGTTTGTAGAGCAACGACAATCCTTCGTCGAACCTGCGAAAGAATTTCGCGACCTATACTACACTCACTACACGATACCGGGATGTATTCTAGATACGACAGAGATCATTCGAGCAATCAAGGACGAAACTGACATCATTCAAGATAATATTTGCGACATTATGTCGTTCCTAAACGATGGGACATTGTCGAAATATCAGGTCGACGAAATCGTATACAATACGATTTAAATAACAAATCTACACCTTTGCGCATTTCTAAAGAGATGCGCATGGAACCGTTACTTTTCGCTGATGAAAACGCTCCAGAATGAGCGTTTTCATCAGCGAAAAGGTGTAAAATCCTATTTTTTTATGTCGCATACATCAAGCCCGCGTTGCCGCCGACAAACGTAACAACGTTGATTCGCTCCTCGATCACATACAAATTGTAATTGTAATTGTAGATCCGCCACGTCGGTTTATTTATGCCGACAATCTCGCCGCTCTCCGGATCACATATCGTAAGCACTTGCGCCAACGGATCGAGCGGCGGAGTTATCGTCGTGAACTCGAACTGTATGTCGGTGAACCGATTCATGTTCATTGCGCCAGATGGCTGCAGATCGTAGGGCGAAGTGTTCAAACAAAAGTTGTAACAAAACAATCCATCGGGCGCGTTTCCTCCCGTTCTTGTGAATTTCTCAACGTAATTGAAAACTCCGGCCGGTAGGATGTTCTCTCGATATTGACCGTCGAGAAGTATTCCTAGACCCACCAAGATATCTTTGATGTTCTGGGGATTGTATACGCCGCTCACCATAAGCCCCGATGGCGATCCGTCTGGATTCGTACCAGGACCCAAGGTCGCTGGAGTATACGGAGGCTCGGGATTTGGGAAAGGTCCGCTTGGGTCGGCCGGCACCTCGCCATAGGGCATTGAATTGTATGGCCAATTTGTGTAATTCGACCATTCGTTGCGCAAATTCACGTCGGATCTTTGAAAGTAAAACATCCAACTGCTCACCAATCCCAACGAATCCATGTCCACTTTGTTTTGTCCAGTTACATTGTAAAAAACTCTCTCGTGTGCTTGCCTGAACATATACTTTTGCTCGTTTTTTGCAAACAACCTCGATTCATCGTTCGAGAGAAAACAATACGTGCAGTTTAGATTTATGTCGGAGTTCCACACCGACCGCGTATCCACATAGGAATCAATCGCCAAATCTACGTCGGGGGGAGTCTGCAGGAAC